TTGAAAAAGACCCTAATGCTAAAGTCTGTGTATTTCATGGCCACCCCAATCCACATGATTCGGACCAAGAATGGGTCAAAAAATTGTGGGTTTAGAACAAAATAAGAACATTTACCTTTAAAAACCTAGTAAAATCAACGCAAAATAAGCTATTGACTTATATTGTATTCCTGATATTATAATAATATGAAAACGGTTGATTTAACTATTATTTTCCTTTCTTTGTTTAACTATACTTCAACCGTTTTCTACAAAATTTTTAACTTGACAAATAACTTAAAATATGATATTATTAATATAACAAAGGAGAAAACACTATGTCAAAATACAAACAATATATAGAAACTTCAGTAGAAAATCAAGTTGATAAGTTTATCAATAAAATGAAAGACGGTCAAATTGATTTAGATACTTGTAAATCAAAAATATTAGAGATTGATAATCTTAATATGGTTGGTATTGATGAAGATAATATTGAAGAAGTAATCACACAGGAGATTCAATAATGAGTAAAACATTTAACGTTTGTTATTTAAGAGAGTACATGGATCCTGAACATCAAGGTGACTTCTTTTATCACTATGAAACTGTGTATAGAAATGTACCAGAAAATTTTAGAAAAAAATTTAAAAGTCAAAAAACAAAGATGAAGATTATTAAGTTTTTAGATTGGAACTATAAAGAGTCAGCTGAAAATTTTGCTAATTCTACAAGAATTGAATTAATTGATGAAGACCAATACTATCAAACTTATGAAGATGTATGGCCAGATGTAGCAGCTGGTAATAAAAACTTATTCAATGATTATGGTCAGAAATGGGATAGACAATCTTTAAGAAAAGATTTTGATTTGAAAAAAACAAAAAAACACGTACCAGTTTATAATGAAAGAGGTTTACAATAATGAAATATAGAGAAGATGAAATATTAGATGAAGTAAAAGAATATATCGGTAACACTTACAACCAACACTATTCTACAACTAAAGATGGTTTCCAAGTACAAGATATGTTAAGACAATTAGATATTGATAAAGACTTCTGTCAAGCAAATGCAATCAAGTACCTATGTAGATATGGTAAAAAAGACGGATACAATCGAAAAGATTTATTAAAAGCAATTCACTATATTGTTTTATTAATGAGTAGTGAAGACGAAGAATATATGAATCAAATGGAAGAAGACGCAATAGAAGCAAATAAGAAGGAGGACTAATATGACTATTGATACAAGTATTGTTTACACAGACAAAGATGTAAACAAAAATTTATACAGAAAGAAAACTTATTATACACTTGTTATCGAACAAGAGGTATTGGCAAAAGATAAAGACGAAGCTGATAAACTCTTTTTAGATAAGGGTGGTATAGATCACTCACAGATCAACCACGAAATTACACAGACTGGTGATGGTGTAGAAACACATATGGTAGACGCTGATTATTCAGAAAGTGGTGATACAGAGTATATGGGTAAAGTGTTGTATGCTGAAGATGATGAACATGCTGAAGAAGATGGTAATGTTGAGATTGATACATACGCAGACGAAGTAATGCCAGATGCAGTTGATACAATGATACAATTAGAAGCAGATTTAGCAAGAGGTAAGTAATATGCACGATTTATTAAGACCATTAGATGACTTAAAAGAGATAAAAGAATCATTAGGACCAAATACAGATAATAAGACTATGGAACTAATTGATAAAAAGATTGCTGAATATGAAAGTGACATTAAAGCTGTTGAAGACTATTTAAGACGAGAGTCAGAAAAAATTGATACAAGTTTTTTAGATGAAGTAAATACAGGTTCAGTTGTTTCATCATTTACAGTAGGTCCAATAAATCACGGTGAATTAGATGATACTATAAAAATAACTTATGGAATAGAGGACGATAAGTAATGCCATTTGGACCAACGACATTAAGAAATGAAAGGGAAGAGTTTGTATTACAAAAGATAGAGTATTACAAAGTTAATGAATACATGGGTAGGTCTAATTGGAAAAGACATTACTTTGATACTTACAAAGAAGCTGTAAAGATGTTTAAGAAACTAAAACAAGAAAAAAGAAAGATATTAATATATGCTTGTAGAAATGACGAGTTAGGTGAACTTTCAACAGGACTAAATGATAGGTTTATAAAATGAGTAATCAAAGACCAGCAAAGATAGAAAAGAAATTAGATAGAAATGGAGACATGCAAGTCTTCAAATTCTTTAAGACAGCAGCAAAGTTATTAAATGACGAAGGCAAAGAAGATGAAGCATTTTACATGGAACAAATGGTTGACTGGTTAAGAAGTGGTAAACCCTTGCCCACAAGTGAAGAACAAATAACAAAGGCTTTGGGTCTATAATGGCGCATTTTAGGGGGGTATGTAGTATCGAATCGTGTACGAAATACCAATATACGGGTCGCTCAGCGGTACAAAACCTAGTAAAAACAACGATTTTTAAGGGGTTGACATTTAAATCAATTCCTGATACAATTAAGACTTAACACTAACAAAAGGACAAATATATGAGTTATATGTACACTAAAGAACAAATCTTTACAGAGTTTAAAGATGTAACAAAAAAAGATCAAAGTAAGAAGAAAGAATCATACACTAATAGAATCGCTTACTTGACCGCCTTAAAAGAAGATATGATTAAAGTACCGAAAAACTTTAGTAATCTTAATCTTACAACAGATCAATTACAAAACTTAATTGATGACTGGTCCGCTCCAAAACCGATTGACGCTTTTTATAAGAGAATTTTTAATATGACTTACGCTGAGAAAAAAGCAGAAGAAGAAGCTGAATATTTTGATTTATCTAAAAAAGAAAAAGTCTATAAGAAAAAAGAACAAGTAGATACTATTCAATAATGACAAAAAAAGAAAAGTTAAACAAGTTGAGAGAAGACTACGATAATTATTGTAGATCATTAGGGGTCAATATTGATTCCGATTACAACTCGTTTGACGGTTACGATATGCCAAATTACAAATGTAGGCCATCAGTTCCTACTAGTGATAGAATTGTAGGCGATACTAAAAAAAGAGTTTACACCACACAAATACCTACAGGCAAAACAATTAGTGTGGCGTATAACAAAGGTCCTTATATGATTGTTGACGCCAAGGACTTTAAAACTATGGGAAAAAAAATATGAGAACAATGATGATGATAACCATTGCTGTCTTAATGACTATGACAATGGCAAAAAGTGATGAAACAATTGACACAAAAGTAAAAACTTTTATATTCAATGAAGTAAATGAAATAAAAGAATACCAAAAAGCTTCTTGGCAAGAAGGTAAAGAACAGAATGCTAAGAATTGGGCAAAGATAAAAGCTTTATTTACAAAGGTAAAAGATAATGTTACACAAGATTAGTGATTTTTGTAAGAAGATTGATACTATTAAATCACAATCGGACAAGTTATATAATTTAAAATATAACAATCCAAAAACACCTGAAAGGGATGCTGAGGTTAATCATTTAATTGATGATATACAATATATGTGTAAAATGATAGGTAATGATAATAAACCTTATGACATAACTAAAGAAGATAATTTTTATGATGAAAATGGTTTACCAAAAAATTTTACAGATAAATTTAGAGATGAGGGAATATGAGCGATAAAGATATAACTATTCAACAATTAGAAGAACAAAAAAAAGAACTAAACGAAAAGTTAGAACATTACGAGTTTCAAGGTCCATCTAGTAAGATTCAAAAAATAGAAGATGAACTTTTTGAAGTAAACGATACAATAAAAAAATTAAATGCATAGACTATTATTAATTATAATTGCGAGTATCGCATTGACAAACTGTGCAGCGAATAGATCGCAAGTAGGTGCAGTTGCTGGTGCAACAACCTCTACTGGTGTTTGTGTATCTATGGGTGTAGATAATCCTTATGTTATCGCTTCTTGTGCTCTAACAGGTGCTTTTGCTGGCGCAGAGATCATGTATAAATCAGATTATGATGTACATAACGCAGTATTTGTAGATCATTTAAATACTAGTCCTAGTACATCTTCATATACAAATTGGTATAATAGTAAAACAGGTAATAGTGGTATAATTAAAACAACTAGCTCTTATACAAAAGGACCTATAAAATGTACTGATTATAGTGCAACTGTAGATATAACAAACAATTGGCCATTGATTGGTGTTGGTGGTGTAAATAGAAACACAGTATTTGGTACAGCGTGTCAATTACCAGATGGAAGATGGATAGAGAACCCTACGAAATGAGAAAATTATTATTAATTACTATATTATTATTTTTAACATCAGTTGCTATAAATTATGTAATGGCTGGCGAAGAAATCTTATATTCAAAAGTAAAAACAATACAACCAGAAAAAACTGATGGTCAATATTGTTTTATAAAAGTTATGATTAAACAACAAGGCGATAATATTGTTAAAGAAGAAATTTTGGAATGTGCTGATGGTAAAAAGGGTATTGATACACCAGGTTATTGGGAGTTATTTGCTCAATTCTATTATAGAGATGTTAATGTTCCAGAATACTGTCGACAATATAGTCGAGCTAAACACGTCTTTAAATCGTTCGGAAAGACTTGTTTAAAAACTAACGGCGAATGGGAGATTAAATAATGATAAGAAACATAATAATACTTGTTTTATTGTCAGTAATAGTGTTTGATATAACAGGGGCAGAGTTTTTAGACTATGTTAGTTTAACACTTGACAAAGCGCAAGATTTAGTATATAATGTAAAAAGTGAGGTTAATTAATTATGAATAAAATGATAAAACTAGTATCAGTTGTGGCTGCAGGCCTATTAATGGCTAACTGTTCTGCGACTTATAAGATGAAAAGTGAGAAGGGTAAAGTATTAAACGAAGTACCGAAATGGTATATGGCTGACTTCTCAGAAAAACAAGCGTGTGATACACCAACGTTTGGTAAAAACAAAGATAAAATGTGTATCTTTGGTGTTGGTACAGCAGTGTCACCAGACTTAAATCTAGCAATAGAAAAAGGTATGATGATTGCGAAAGCTGAACTTGCTGATATTATTAAAGGTGAAATGAATAAGTCTAGTAAACAATTCATTACTGAATTAGGAAAAAATGAAAACAAGACAACTGTATCAGAAGTTGAATCTACAATCGTAAATTTGATTAAAGATACACCAGTTAGAGGTTATGAAATTTTTGCTAAAGATGTAACAATCACAAAACAAAAATACTACAGAGCTTGGATTGGTTTAAGATTACCAATGGGTGAATACAATAAAATGTATAACTTCACAATCTCTGAAGCTGTTGACGCTTACAATGTAAAAGAAAAAGCTCAAATCGCTTACAAAAACTTAATAGGTGAAAAAGATGAAAATAACAATCTACAGTAAAAATAATTGTGTATTTTGTAACAAGGCAAAACATTTGGTTAAGTCTTTGAACTATGAGTATACAGAAAAGAAAATGGAAGAGTTCAGCTCACCACAGGCAATGTTAGAAGATATTGGCAAACCTGTAAGAACTATGCCACAAATTAAGATTGATGATAAATTAATTGGTGGTTATAATCAGTTGGTTGAGTTTTTCGCAGATAAAGGCAAAGTAAACTTCAAAGGTGAAATCATTAGTGAATAAAAAAATAGATAATGTCATATTATTTCCTACAAATAAAATTGTAGAGAAATCAACTACTGGACCAGTAAAAGATGATAAGTTTTCAAAGAAGTTACAGGAAGAACAAACAAGGCAATTTGTTGAAACTTCAGTAGATGACATTAGTATTAATATGTTAAGACAGTTTTATAATATGGCTATTAAAACAAATAAAACTACATTTACAAAAGACTTGGCAATGGTTGTTGATATGATGAGAGGTCTAGTGTATAGAGATTTTGATATTAAACACCCTGCTCAATCGTTATCAGATAAGTTAGTTGAATTAAAGACATTGAAAGATGGTTCACAATCAGCTAAAATAGATTATTCAAGTTTAATGGATAAGAAACATAAACAACATAAACCATTTAGTCCAGATATAAAAGATGAATTAAGAGATATAAACGATCAAGCTGGTATGTTTGATGGAGATGATTTAAATGATTAAACAGAATTCCACAGGAATCGCCTTAACAGGTTGTAAAATAGTTAAAACTAACAAACTCAAATATATAAAGGAGTATATAATATGTTAAATACATTGAAAAACCTATTTGGTAAAGATGAATTAGTGAAAGTAAAAGTAGCTAAAAGAACTGCTAAAGTTGAAACTAGAGGCAGAAAAACTTTATCAAAAAAACAAAAACTACTTAACTTACTATCAAAAGGTAGTAATGTTGCTTGGACTACTATTCAAAGTAAATTTGAATTAGAGTCACCAAGAGCAATGATTGACACTTTAAGAGCTGAAGGTTACATGATCTTTGGTAACAGAGTGGGTGGAAAAAAATACTACAGAATGGGAACTCCAACAAGAGCTATCATCGCTGCTGGTATCAATGCGTTATACGGAACTAAATTCAAGTATAACAACCACAAGGTTTCAGTAAAGAAATCTGATCTAGTTGCACTTGATGCGTAATTAGGAAAAAAATAGATGGGGCGCTTCGGCGCCCTTTCTTATTATGAATATTCAACACGGATTATTATTAGGGCTACTAGGTACATCACTTACAATTGTTTGTTTTTTTATCGCCTATATAATATATGAGAGAAATAGAAAACGAGAAGAAAAGATTGAAGAAGAAAAGAAAATAATATTACCATATGATTTTAAATAATGACTAAATTTTATAAAGTAGAACCTGTTTGGAAAAAAAGTATTACGGAGTACACAGGTTATTCAGATAAAGAGAAAAAACAATCATTTGAAACTGAAGAGATGTACCGTTGGGGTTATGTAGTTGTTAAAGTAGAAGACGATTGGAAATTAGAAGATGTGTTTGGTGATATAAATGATGATAATAATGAATACGAATGTGAAGATTGGGAAGATATTGATTTAGA